ATTCGACCTGTTCATCTTTTTTATAAATCTTTGTAGCATTACCACTTTCGTTTGCAGTACCACATGAATCCATTAACATTTTAATCTTCATTTATTTACCTCTAATTCATACATTTTTTCTACTACTTGTTCCCAAGAAATAGGTTCTGATTCCCATACAATTCCACCATATAAGAAATCAATACGATTCTCTAACCCACCTTTTATGCTAAATTTAGCCTTTGGGTCAATCTTGTAGATAGCTTTTATTATAGCTAACTCTCTTTCAGTATATGCTGTACTCACAGTCATAGTATACCTCAATCGGTGGGTAGACCGAATGATAAATCTACCCACCTAGTCTATTTATAGACTAATTAAGCATCCTCAGAATCCTGTGGATTACCTTTTATTACCTCAATTGACATTGGAGTACCATTTGAATGAGTACCTGTAGCATCAATTTTACATCTGATGTAACGTTTTCCACCAATATAACCAATTTGTTTGATTTGTGGTGTTTCACCATTTGCATCTAATGTTAAAAATATGCCACTACTATCAACAGAAGTTTCAGTCACAGATGTTGAACTTGTTACAGCAGTATAAGTAGAATCATCATCTGATTCTTCAAGGATAAAGTCAAACTTGACAGAGCCTGATAAAGTATCACCTTCTATGCCTGTATTGACAATAACCATTGCAGATTCAAACCCTTGTAGGTCTACTCCTGTACCATTAGCATCAGCAGTCACAACAGCAGGAACAGTTCCTACTACAGCAACTACGTTGTTAGATAAATCTCTCATAGTTGTCTCCTGTTATGCACTAATGTTTTGTAGTCTAATTGCTTCGGCAAGAACTACTGTTCCACCGACCCTTCTACGAGCAACATATCTAATGTTACCTGATGTAGCTTGTGAGTATGGGTCTCTCATTACTGAAAGATTTACTCTGTCCACGATTGTGTATGCTTTAGAGAAGTCTCCGAAAGCAATCGGTTTAGCACTACCACCTATGTCAGGCATATCTGTAGCTAATGTATATGGATGACCTGCTATTGTAGAAGGTGCGCCATTTACAAGGTTTAAACCAACGTGGAATATTTTTTGACCTTCACCATCTTCTAGTTGTAGAAGTTTAGCAAAAGTTGTTCTGTTCATTACGAAACGAGCATTACCAAGATAGTCAGATTTGATAGCATATACCAAGTCTAAGATACCATTAGCTGTAAGTGCTGAACCACTACCTGAATTGGTAGAAGAAACACCTGCTGTTGAATCAGTAAATCCTAAAGGTTTACCAACTCCATTTCCTGAAACAAAAGAAGTACCTTCAAGTTTTGCAAATTGTTCTGCAAATTCAGTACCCATTTCGGATTCTAAATTGAAAGCAGAATCTTCAAGCATAGCTTGTGAGATATCAACTAGACCATACATTTCATGAGCATCGATTGACATCATGCCTGTTGTATATCCTGTTGTTTCTGAACGAGTAGCTGTTTCTGCAACAAATGATGCAGAGAACTGACCTGTTCTTTTTGGAATCTCAATTCCTCTTTTATCTGTTTGTCTTACTCTTGCAATAGAACGAATTGGAGAAATTTCTGTTACAGATTTAATAAGGTCTGCTACATACTCAGTCGGTGCATAAAAACCACCTAATGTATCATCTGATTCATAAAGTGCTTTTCTTTCCATTTCATCTACTTCACCTTTTCTTAACCATTCACCGAATGCTTTTGTTTGGATATCTACATCTTTAGATGCAGAAGCATTTGGTCTAGCTAAGACTGTTTCAAGACTTTCTATCTTTGCTGTCGCTTCTTCAAGATTTTTTTGTTGAATTTCATGTGCTTGTTTGACTTCTGCTAGTTCAGCAATGTCATTTGACATTTTATCAACTTTATCTTGTAGTAGTGGGTCAGCATGTCCTTTTTTTTCAATTTCATCTAAACGAGTTTTGTTTTCTGATTTGAAATCTTCAAATTTTGAACCTAACTCATCTAAGACTGTTTTGACTTCTTCTGACATAATTGTCCTCTTAGTTAAAGTTTATTGATTAACTGCTTAATACTATCAACCACTTCAAGTGAATCTTCACTTTTATATGACTTATAAAGTATGTTTGCAGTTTGCTTAGCTACAGCAGTAGACATCACACCAACATCACGTAAGTATGCTTCTATCTCTCTAGCATCCATTTCTGCTAATTTAACTTTCGTTACTTTTGCTTTTGGATTCATTGGGAATGTAACCATTGAGACTTCCATTAGGTCTACTTCTTTGATTACTCTACGTTTGTTTTTATCATCGTACTTATAGCCATCAGGTTGAAGTCTATAGCCGATTGACATGGAATCTAATGCTCCCATTTTCATTAATTCAAATACTTCTCTACCTTTTTGAGTACCCATAGCTAAACGACCACTAATCTTCAGTCCTCGTTTATCTTCTTCTAGGGAATCTATTACACCGATAGGTTCATCGGTTTTGTGTTGGTAAAGTAATTTTACACTACTTGCTTTTCTTCCTGTTATGGATTTAGTAAATGCACCTTGTCGGATTACATCGTTGCCTAAGTCTTTATTGTTGAATACTGAAGCATAGCCTTCAAACGAGCCATCATCTTCTGTTTCCATTTCTTTGTATTCACATTCTAAATCAAGAATGTTTTGTTCAACTTCCATGTTGTCCTCTTGGTCAATAGCCATAACTCGAAATCCCTGTCAAGTGTATTGTGGTTATTGTAACAACAAACTACTTATAATAACAATAAAAAAAGAGCAGAACTAAGTCTGCTCCCTTTTCAATTGTTTCTGTTTATTATCTACTGATTAATTGATTCCATGTTATGTCATCTTCTATGTAACCATCTTCAATCATATGTTTAGTTATGAATGTTTCATGTTTACCATTTTCATCTTCAATTACAATCCATGTAGCTACAACTTTCTTTTTTATTAAAGATGATAAAACACCTCTAGCACCTTTAACATCTAAACCTAGTATCTGACCTTCAGCTATATCAGGTCTAATGTCATGAGCAAAAGTACAACCATTGTGGTCATGATTGTCATTCATAATTTTTAAAAGTTGTTTTTCATTGTTTGTTAAGTTTGTCATAAGTATCTCCTATTTAATATACCTTCAGTATATACCTAAAGTATATAGGAGTAAAGCTTTTTTTATATAGATTTTGGTTTGATTGTGAAAGGATTTTTATAATTGTATTTCTTGGCTAGTAAATCATGGGCATATAGTGATGCTTGGGCATTAGAAAGCCCTTTATCTATGCCTTCTGTATAAAAGTTCTCGTAATCTTGACCTTTAGATTTACCTTCTTCTTTTTTAGTCAATAATATCTCCTTCATCATAGTATATTACGAAACACCTACAGTTTATAGTGTTAGATGCTCCACCTTGTGGGTCTCCTGCATATTGCAGTTCTTTCTCAGCTACACCACCACCTGATATCGGTGTCATTATTTTAAATGGTTTATCGATGCCAACTCTTTGCCCATTAACATCTTTATGCCATTGTCTTGCTCGTTCATCCATAGCAGATGCCCATTCTTTAAGTGGTCTTGTCAGTCCTAATCTTTTAGCAACTTCTTGACTTCCATAATTCATTGCTTGATGTGTTTCTGTCCTTGCTATCATAGTTGCTCTGTATGGAGCAAAAGCAGTCGATTTTCGTATGTTTTTAGATATCTGTGGGTTTGACAACCCTGTCTCTACACCTAATGAAATTTCAGCTTGTATCTTTTTACGAGTAGTTTCTGTAATGTTTCTCACATTTTGTGCTGTTTTAGTACCTATGTAATCTACAACAACAGGGTCAATTTCATCTGACTTTTTAGATATTCTATTTCTATGTAGCCTGTTACCCATCGTGATAATGACTTCTCTTGCACTAGCACTAAGGATAGTGAGCATATCGTTGTAGTAATCATCATAGTATTCGTTAGGAACTTCTCCTATGTCATCAAATAGGCTCTCAGCTAAATCACCATAATCTTTGAAGTGCTTTCTTATTTTTCTCCTGACATTATTGCTCAGAGTAATAAATAATCTTAGTTGCTCTTTGTATTCTTTTCTTTTGTTAATCCTTACTTTTGCCATTTATCAATCTCAATGTTTCTTCTAGTAATTCTTCTTGTGTTCCAAATTGCTCACTAAACCATAATGGATTCAAGTGATATGATTCTTTGCTTGTTCTGTGATGGTGTGGACATAATGGTATGACATTAAAATGATTTCTCTTTGCTCCAAATCTTTTTATATGGTGTATCTCAGCTGGTGTATCATAATAGCCTAGCTTCCTACATACGATGCAACCTAAATCTGCTACTTTCTGTAAAAACTCCTTTTCAGTTTTCTTCATCATCCATCTCTATCATCCACATCTCCTCTACACAGGATTTGAGTATAACAGAAATGCCACCTAGACCTGATTCTTTTGTGATTGCATTAGCAACCTTATAAGACTTTTTATCTTCTTTGATTAACCAACCTACAGTACGACACAACTCAGGTTCACATGTATCAATGTTTTCTACCCATCTTGCATCTGCTGTGTGGTCTAGCCAATCTACCATGACTAGAGGATATTCTTTCATACTGTATATTTTTTACCTCTAAAGAAAGCTGAACGATGTACATTACTTACCTGTACAAGTTCAGGATGAACTGTTTTTTCTTTAGGGTCAATCGTTATCACAGCAAATCCATTGTTCCAATCATTTGCAACATTATCTTCAAGATAAGGATGATATTGTTCCGATAAGTGTCCTGTTTGTATAGACATTGAGCTTGATGTATATGTGTTAAATGTTCTAAAGTTCAATTGATGTGTATGACCTGTAACAATATGTATTCCTGCTCTCATAGAGTTTTGATAAGAAGTATGCACACCACCTCTCATTCTGTGCTTAATGATTACAGTATCATCAACTAGGTGTGACATAGCCCAGTCCCAATCAGGGAATAAGTTTTGTATCTTAAATGCTTCTAAGTCCTCAAAGGCTCTACCCCAAGACATGGCTACTTTAGATAATCTTGTTTCATGATTACCAAAGGTTGCTAATTGCTTAATAGGATATTTTGCTCTATCTATTATTTTTTGGATTCTATTTATCTGTGCCTGTGAATCAAGTATCTCTTTTTGTACTGTTCTTTCTTTGGGTCTTATCTCTGTGTGGAACTTTGCAAATGAAGAAAGGATAGATAAATCCATGATATCACCATTGGCTACTACACATTTAAGTTGTCTTGTTTTGACTAAATCTTTCAGCACCTCACACATAATCTTAAATGATACTGTTTCGTGTCCTTCAAAATGTGCATCAGAAAATACAAGCATTGAGTAGGCATGGTCTGTTATCTCTACTTTGTTAGTTAGTGGTGGTAAGTTGGCTCTCTCACTTCTTACTATCACATTAGAATTATTATTGTGTGGTAGTAATTGTATACCTGTCATTTCTTCAGCTTGTTGTCTGTAAAAAGACATTGTTCCTGAATCGGTTGATAACCCTAAATATTCAAAGACATCTTTTTGCCTTTTCATGTTGGGTAGATTCCATGCTCTGACAATATCATGAGCTGTGGCTAGTGATATACTAGACCTGTTTGTGCTTGGCATTTACTTCTCCTTAGTCTTTGCTAGACAAAGGATGGTCTTTTGGTAGTAAGTCTAAATCAAACTTGCCACCTGAGAACTTCCCTGTTCTAACAGCAGTTAAGAAAGCATTAACACGAGCCATAGCCCATTGGTCTTCAGAATTAACTGATGGTCTAACAGACTGTGGATTAGTACGATATGCACCAATACCTCGTTTAAAAACTCTTGCTAACATTCCAACAGTAACTTTCTTACCTTTTTTGTCTCCATGTTTATCGTTATGGTCTTTAACCTTATTTTCTAAACCTTTAAGTGCCGAGCCTGTAACACCTGCAACTTTCGTTTCCATATCATCGAAAGACTTATCTTGCTCTCTCATGATTTGGTTACGTTTAGTTTTAGCCCA